AGATTCACTCAACAATCAAGTTATAGATTAGATTACATTGGACAACAAGAGGTCGGTATGAAAAAAGTTGAATATGAGGGGACACTTGATGATTTATATGAAACAGATTTACAGACATTTATTGATTACAATGTTCGAGATGTAAAGATATTAGTAGAATTAGAAAAGAAATTAAAACTAATTGAGATATCAAGAGGTATAGCTCACTTAGGGCATGTTCCTTATGAAGATGTTTCTATGTCAAGTCGTTGGTTAGAGGGAGCTATATTGGTTTATCTAAAAAAGATTGGAGTGATAGCACCAAACAAACCACCAAGACCAAGAAAGTTTGATAACGAAAAGTTTACAGGTGCTTATGTTCAAGAGCCACAATCTGGCAAACACGATTGGGTTTATGACTTAGATATTACATCAATGTATCCAAGTGTGATTCGTAGTCTAAATATTTCACCAGAGTCTAAGATTGGTAAGGTTGTGGGTTGGGACGCTGAGGAATTCTTAAAAAATAATAATAACAAAACTTATACATTAATTGGTAAGAACCAAAAAGAAATGGGTAAGATGACGGAACGAGAACTACAACAATATTTTGATGAAGCTAAAGTTTCTATTTCTAGTAATGGAATAATGTATAGAACAGATAAACAAGGATTGATTCCGGCGCTTTTGGAGAAGTGGTTTAATGAAAGAGTTGAGATGAGAAAACTTGTGAAAAAATTTCACGATGAGGGTGATAAAGAAAAAGAAGAATACTTTGATAGAAGACAACATATCCAAAAGATTGTGTTGAATTCATTGTATGGTGTATTGGGATTACCAGTATTTAGGTTTTATGATTTGGATAATGCGGAAGCGACCACCACCACGGGTCAATCGTTAATTAAGTTTAGTAAAAAGATTACAAATCATTTTTATAATAAAGAATTAGGAGACACGGAAGACTATGTTATTTATATTGATACAGATTCTATTTTCGCATCTGCGGTTCCACTAGTTAAGAAAAGATTTCCTAATCAAGAACTAACTGAAACTATGATGACACAAAGGATTTCAGAAATATGTGGGGAAGTTCAAGACTATTTAAATAAATCTTATGATTACTTTGGTAAGAAGTTTTGTAATGTAACAGACCACGTGTTTGATATTAAACAAGAAGTAATCGCTAAATCTGGTTTGTTCATTACGAAGAAACGATATGGATTACGAATCATAAATGATGCGGGTAGAAAATGTGATAAGATTCACGTTAAAGGATTAGATACCGTAAGAAGTAATTTTGCAGTCGCTATGAAAGATTTATTGGGTAGTGTATTAGAGGATATATTAGCAGATGTTCCTAAAGAAAAGGTCGACGAAAGAATATCAGTATTCAAAAGAAATATGACTTCATTACACTTTGATGTTATGGCAAATCCAATCGGTGTAAAAGGTATCGGAAAGTATCAGATTAAAGACGACGATAATCCATTCGCTACCTACAAAAAAGGAACACCAGTTCACGTGAAAGCAGCAATCAATTATAATTCATTGTTAGAACATTGGTATGAGGGTAGAAAATATACAAAGATATCTAACGGAGAAAAAATTAAATGGGTGTATCTAAAAGAAAATGAATTTGGATTTGAAACTATTGCATACAAAGGTTATGAAGACCCACCACAGATTTTAGATATGATTAAAAACTACATAGACCATAACAAAATGTTTGAACAAGCTATGAATAAAAAGATTGGTATGTTTTATAAAGCACTAAACTGGGGCGGAGTAGAGGACACCACAACATCGATGAGTAGATTCTTCTAAAAATAATTTAAGTTTTAAGATTAACAAATGATATTTATAATTGAAAAATAAGGAGTAAAAGGTTATGAATAAAAATCAACTAACAAACTTCATTACAAAATACACATTGGGTGGAGAAATTAAATCAACAAAATGGACTTCAAATGGTAGTTCATTATCAACAAGATTTATCTCAGGTGATAAGTCAGTTGTTGGTAGTGTGACATTAAGTAAGTTCAATCATCTGGCGCCTTGTGAATTAGGTGTATATAATACAGGACAACTATCAAGTTTGCTATCAGTATTAGGTGATGATGTTGAACTTAATTTATCTCAATCTGGTGATAAGTTTATTTCTATGGAGTTTGAAGATACAAAAAGAAAAACAAAGTCAAAGTATATGTTGAGTGATTTATCAGTTATACCAACGCCACCAGAACTTAAGAATCTACCAGATTCATTTGAGTTAGGTATTAAGGTAGACCCATATTTCATCAACACATTTACAAGTGGTAAAAGCGCTTTATCAGAAGCTGAAACATTTACTATTTTGACTGAGAATGGCGAAACTAAAATCGTCATTGGATATGCAAGTATCGCATCTAATCGTGTAACGATACCAGTAGAAACTACAAAACAAGCAGACATTGAACCAATCAGTTTCAATGCAAATATGTTCGCATCAATTTTAAATGCAAATAAAGATTGTGAAAGTGCAACACTTGAAGTTAGTTCAGCAGGGTTATCAAGAATTAAATTCTCAATCGACAACTATGATTCAGAATATTTCTTGGTGTCAACACAAGCGGTTAATTAATGGACAATATAAAACACACATTGTGGGTTGAAAAATATAGACCGACATCACTAGATAATTACATTGGTAATGACCATTTAAAATCAAAGGTGTCGGTATATCTTGAGAGTGGTGATGTTCCGCATTTATTATTGTTTGGTAAAGCGGGAACTGGTAAAACTACTCTGGCAAAACTCATTGTCAATAACATTGATTGTGATTATCTATATATAAACGCATCTGATGAGAATTCAGTAGATGTGGTTCGTGAGAAAGTCAAGAACTTCGCATCAACATTAGGTTTCAAAGATATGAAAGTGATAATCTTGGACGAGTGTGATTACATTACACCAAACGCTCAAGCAGCACTTCGTAATCTTATGGAAACTTTCTCTAAGAATTGTCGTTTTATATTGACTTGTAATTATGTGGAAAGAATCATTGACCCGATACAAAGTCGTTGTCAATCATTCCAGATAATTCCACCAGATAGAAAACAAGTTGCACAACATTTAGCAAATATTTTGGATGATGAAAATGTTAGTTATGACATTAAAAATATAGCTACTATTGTTAATGGAGGTTATCCGGATATTAGACGAGTAATTAATGGTGCACAAAGACAAGTGGTAAATAGTGAATTAGTAATTGATGAAAACACAATGGTTCAAAATGATTACAAGTTACAAGTATTAGACATACTTAAAACACAGGACAAGAAGAATTCATTTCAAAACATCAGACAATTACTAGCAGACTCAAAAGTATCAGACTTTTCAGATTTGTTTAGATTGTTGTTTGACACGGTAGATGATTGGGGAACCGGTCATATAGCTGAGTGTATTTTAATCTTGTCAAAATATCAACAATCAGACGCAGTTGTAGTGGATAAAGAAATTAATGTTATGGCTATGTTTGTAGAAATAATAGGGAGTATTAAATGAGTAGTCATCCAAAAGGAATGCCACCAAGGCAAGACGGACTACAAGTCGACATATCAAAAGCGGATACAATCGTTTGTGAAAATTGTGGAAACGCATCTTTCATACAAGCATTCTTCTTGAAGAAAATATCTGCAGTTATGTCACCAACTGGTAAAGAGGCCATAGTTCCAATGCAAGTATTTAGTTGTGGGAATTGTGGAACTATTCCACAAAATATGTTGGAGCAAACTGGACTTGGACAAGAAGGTTAAATACAATAAGTTTAAAATTGGTAAATTAACATTCACTCTTCCAAATAATAAACCAACAGATAAATTGTTTCAACAATGGAAACAAGAATTTCTTAGTGTGCCAGAAACAGACAATTACAAAGTTTGGCTGACGGGTGGATTCTTAGAGGATTGGGAAACTACCGACATAGACTTAATCTTAACAGGTAAACCAGATTACAAAGAGGTAAGAAATTTATTACATCAAGCCAGAATTATTGGTGCAAAGTATGGATTACTAATTGATATATCACATTGGGACACAGAACCTTTATATATTTACGAAAACTATCCAAGTGCTTGGGGTGTAGGTAGTGGTATTGAAAAATTTGTAGTAGAAAAACTAAACATTGACTTCAAACTAATTGTCAATGACGAATTAATAAAACAAGTAAAAGAATATGAAAAAGTTATAGATGGACTTTATAGATATAAGTTTACATATCCTACAAAAAAGCAACTAACAAGAAATTATAAATCTAAACCAATGTTAATAAATGAATAAAAAAATTATACATAATGTAGAAAAGTTTTACTATGATAATTACAGAGTAAATAAAAATGGAACCGAACGGGCATTAAATATTTATGAGAATAATTTTGGTAGTTTAGAGGGTGGAAGACAACACGACCCAATCTTTAATGACAAAAACGCTAGAAGACAAATCTATACTTTTGGTTGTAGTTGGACTTATGGTTGGGGTTTAGAACAAAAAGAAGCTTTTCCACATTTATTGGGTGATGAAAACACGGCAGTTCATAACTATGGAGCAGGTGGAACAGGTTTAGATTTTGCAGTTAAGACTTTATCAGAAGTTTACATACCAGAATCAAGACGACAGATATTTATTATTACGATTCCACACTTTTTTAGAAGAACTTGGTTTGATGACAATGGCGCAGTCTTAAGGTCGTGGCAGATAAAAGAACAAACCGATATAAATGAATACAATCACTACTTCAATTTTTTACATAACTATGAATTACTAAATAGAATCATAGGTCGTGATAAAATTATATGGGGGACTTGGGAAGGGGACTTACCACGAAAACACTTTGATGTTCACTTTGATGTATTTGATATGGCAGCTGATATGTTACATCCAGGGAAAGAATCACATAAAAGATATGCCGAAAAATTAAAGAAAATTATAGAGGAAAAATGCAAATAACTTCATTTGGTTGTAGTTTCACATTTGGTGAAGAGTTAGATGATTTGCCAGATTGGTTTAATGATAAATCAGACAAACGAAACTATATGCCACTCAAATTAAAATACGAAAAAGCATCTAAAAAAAGTTATCCTTATGTGTTGGGTTCGTTTTTAGATTTTGAAGTTGAGAACAATGGTTGGAGAGGTGGTAGTAATGACAGAATCTTTAGAACATTCTTTGACCACCTGATAAATAATAAAAAGAAGACTATTTACACTATACAATGGACTTTTCCACATAGAACAGAATATTGGAGTGAGAAAAAAAATATGTTTAGAGGAATTGTACCAGATTTCAATACCGATTTTAAGAAACAGAATTCAAAAAAAGAAAGTATAGTCTATTCGTCAGAGTATTATGCAAAATTTCAAAATGATGATGTTGATAATAAAAAGTTATTAAGGTATATTTGGAGTGTAGATTCTTTATGTAAACAATTCGGACACGAACTAATTCAGTTTATGCCAATAGAAAATGAACTTGATATGTTACCAGACTCATTTCTAAACTCAATGGAGATTATGACATTGGTAGAGAATAAAATTCATCCAACGGAAGAACAACATAAAAGATTGGCTAAATACTTATTAATAGGATTAACAAATGTATTACAAGATAGATTTAAGTAATTACGAAACACGAGAAGTTCCAAAATTTCAAGAGTTCAACGATTGGGAACAAATGAAATGGAACGAGGTTCAAATAGATATTTTAAAAGAGTTAAATCAATTCAAGGACTCGTTTGGTAAAGATTGGTTTAAAGAATGGACTTTACCTGATTTAAAATACAGATTAAAAAATAATTGGTCATTTTATTTAGTTGAAGGTGGTTGGTGTTTTATAGATTGGAATAGAAAATATCCTTATTTATGCAATCGTTATGTGATGCCAGAACATAGAAACAAAGGATTAGGTAGCGATTTAGTGTGGTTAAGGTGTAATGAAATTAAACAACAAGGATACGATACCGCTATGATTAAGTTAGAAGATTGGAATACGCCAGCACTATCGGTTATGAAAGAGAATATCTTTACTAAAATGGACTAAATAGATATTTATTCTTAGGAGAAAATTATGTCAGCTGAAACAAAAATAACAAATCTATTAAATTATATTACAGGAAGTGCAGGTGGTTGGCCATCAAACACTAATGTTAGTATCCTTATGGGTGTTGATTACTTCATAGAGACGGGTTCTAATAATATTTATTTTAGTGAAATGAACACTGCTTGTGGAGTTAGTGGTGAACTATCAAGACAACAAGATACATTTGATAAAATTTCAGATTATGCAGTATCTCAAAGTTGCACAACAGCATATATTTATGGACAAGACGATAATGTAAAACATAATCCTTCATCATTCCAACAACCACTAATTAGTGCAAGTTTTGCTAGACATAACATTAGTTCAAGTTTTGAATTTACAGAAGATGTATCGATACCATATTTTTCACAAAGAGGACAAAATCAATATACAGGTAGTTTCCATTTATTTATGCAAACACCTTGGTTTAGTGATGATACCTTATTTAACATCGCAAGTGGTTCGTTTAACAAAAGTTCTTTTAGAAATATTCTATCATCATCACCTGAAAGTGCAAGCTTAATACCTTTATTTGATAAAGATAACTATACACCTAATGTTAATTTTCCAGACTATGTGATAAAAAATCCAAGTGCTCACTCATCATTAGGAAGTGGTAATATAGGATTTAAAAAATATCAATCAGGCACTACTACTTATCAAGATGCGGTAGACAATGGAAACATAACTGAAAAGTTTATAATATCAAGTGGTAGTTATAGTAGTGGAAGAGGACATTTACTTACGAGTAAAAAATATTATTGGGTGACACCAACAGAGATTATAAACGCTGGACAAGATGTTGACCAAAGTGTAAATTACTCAAGTAGGTTCATTATGTCAGGAAGTGAATCATATCACCCACAACCAAGATTCCTAAGAATAGTAGCGAGTGGAAGTTTAATCAATATGTATGACAATTCAACAAAACAAATCCAAGATGTAGAAGTCGGTGATGTTGTCAAATCATATCAACCACTTGGTATGCCAGATGAATCAGAAGGTATAAGTTGGGAAAGTTATACAACAACAGATTTAAGTGGTTCATTTTCTTCTGGTTCTATTGTTGTTGAAACAATAAATAAGCAAAGTTATGGGTATTATTTAATAAACGGAAGTATAAAAGTTCCTGCGGTTCCACATACAATGCACGGAGGCGGAAAGTTCTTTTGTAAAACAGGAGACACTTGGAGTTGGAAACAATCAACTGATATAGCAATCGGAGATTACTTTTTAAATAGTGATGGTAGTGAGTTAGAAATCACATCAAAAACTAATGTTTTATCAGATGAAACATTTTACGGACTAAATGTCGAGGATATTGATACATACTTTCAATCAAATATATTGGTTCACAATATTCCACCAATTTGTTTTGTAGCAGGGACACCAATCACAATGGGAGACGGAACTACAAAAGCAATAGAACTTATTGAGGTAGGTGATGAAATTAAAAATTATGACTTTGAAACAAAAGAAATTAAAGTGGGTAAAGTATCGTCCATTGAAACACCAACACACGCAGATATCATAGAGATTAGTTTTGGTGATAAGAAAAGTAGAAATACATTTGACCATCCATATTGGGTAGTTGGAAAAGGTTGGTCATCTTACAAACCACAATGGACAGAAAAAAGATATGACATCAAATCTGAACAATTAGAAGTTGGGGATAAATGTTTAGAACTTCAAGACGATATAATCATAGAAACTGAAATAACTGATATCCAAGAGGACATCAATCCAGTTCAAACATACTCATTAGGTGTAGAAACACATAAAAATTATTTTGCTAACGATATGTTAGTTCATAACAAAGGAAGTTTTTGTTTCACTTTTGACACTATGATTACATTATCAGACGGAACATATCAAGAGATATGTAAAGTCAGACCAAACGATATGATAAAAACATATGATGTAGAAACTGGCAAAATACAGAATTCAAAAGTGTTAGAAACCGTAAAAGTTCTACACGACAATATGGTTATATACAAATTTGATGACAATACAAAAATTGAGGCAACTGACGACCACCCGTTTTATATAGTGGGGGATTCTGAAGTAGATTCAGATTACAGACCATTAGCTATTGGTGATGTAGTATTAAATGATGAATTACAAGAAAGAAAAGTTGTCAATATAGAGGTAAATAATGTGGAAAAAATTACGTACAATATCAATAGAACTGATAATGGTAAAAATTATTTCGCAAATAGGGTTTTAGTTTCTGATGAGTTTGATACAGAATAAAGATTTCAAATATTCAATTCAAATACCTACATTTTTATCACACGAAAAATGTGATGAGTTGATAGAACAAATATCTAACACAGAACAAAAAGTTGTAGGTGGAGTCGGTGGTGAAAAGGGTGAAGCAGCGATTATACCAGAGATAAGAGTTACTGAAGAATGGTATTTATTTGACCAACCAATTAATCCTTACAGACCAGATAAATGTAATGGAGATTGGAAATGGCTACAAGACAAAATATATCAAGTCGTAAAAATGGTAAATCAAGGAGTTTTTAAATTTGATATCGAAGGTGCCGATGATGAATTGAAACTCATAAAGTATCACGAGGGTGGATTTTATGGTTGGCATACGGATTTCAATT